CTCATCCCTTTCCGGGCAAGATCCACAAGCGCTTGCAGCACACTATGGAGTTATTGATCCTGACCAGGGTGACATAAGTAGAGGTTGGGGTAGTGGAATAGATTCAGCACAAGCAGGATTATATGGTGTCACTTCTTGGGCAATGGGAGATAAAGTTCCAGAAGGTTCTGTTCGAGAAAAAATACGAGATTGGGGCTATAAAGGCTATGAAGATAACATGGCTAAAGTACAGCTCCGTTCTAAACCCTATGACGATATTACACAAGCCGAAAGTTTTAGTGATGTTGTTGATTCTGCACAATATTGGCTTGCTTACGCCGGGCCTCAAATTATTGAAGCCGTACTTGGTAGTAAAGGTGGCGCTTTTGTAGGTAAAAAAGCTGTAGAACACCAAGTCAAAAAAGAATTAAAAAATAAACTAGGTAATAATACTGGTGCTATAAATGCTGTTTTAAACTCCAAAGCAACAAAAGAGCTTATAAACAAATGGAGTACTCGTGGTAGTTATGGTGGTATTGGAACTCAAGCTGTAGCTACGGAATTAGGCCATACTTATGGTGGTGCAGTAGATGAAGCAATAGCGAAAGGTGGAACCATTAACGATGTTGATTGGGGACGTGCTACTAAATATGGTCTTGCTGCAGGTGCTGCAGAGTTCGGTGCTGATGTACTTACGTTAGGTCTTGCTAAAGTAGGTCCTGCTAAAAATTTAATGAATATGGCGGGTAAAGGCAAAAGCAGAGTTAGAAATGCAGCAACTCGAGGTCTTACAGGTGGTACTTTAGAAGCTGGTACAGAAATGGTACAAACTGGTTTAGAAGAAATGGGTGCTGGCCATTCGTTTAAAAACGCTAATTTCTTAGACCCTACTTCTGCTTGGGCTGGTTTTATCGGTGGTGGTGCAATGGGACTTGCTGGTGGAGCCATGACTAAAAAACCAGATACTAAAGAACAAATTGATGAAGCTCTTGAAATAGCAAACCAAGAATCGCAGGAAGCAGACCAAGAACGACAGCAACAACAGCAACAATATCAACAGCAACAGCAACAGCAAGAACAGACCCTTGATGAATTAGAAGAGCTACGCGATAAGCACTCTAGAACATTTCCTGATGAAAAAACATGGACAGCAGAGCAGAAAGCAGAACAGGAACTAATGGATCGTGCAGAACTTGCAGATGAAACTTCAGAGTTAAGTCTTGAATTTAAAGAATGGCGAAAAGCTAATCGAATACATTTAAGCAATAACGAAAAAGCTAATGATAAAGTTATCAAGGATTTTCTTAAAGCAAGCGCAGGTTCTGTAACAAATCAACAAATGAGAGATGCTCACATTGCTGCCTTGGATGCTCATGCCGACCTCCAAGAACAAAAAGCGAATAGGTCTGAAGACCAGCAGGCTCTGATTAATGAAACTCTTGACGAAATGATAGCACAGCGTTCTGAAGCTTTAGAAACACAAAATATGGAATTGTTACGAGCAGTAGAACAACAGGCAATAGACCTTTCAACTGAATCACCGGAATTTATGGCAGAGTGGAGCGAGGCTAAACGTATTTGGGCACAAGCGCAAGCAGAAGCTGAAGCAGAAGCCGTAGCAGAAACTAAAAAGACAAAAGGCAGAAAGACTAAAGAAACTACAGAAGAATTAGAAGTAGAGACAGAAGAAACTCCAGTTGAAACAATAGCAACAGAAGAGCTAGGCGAAGCAACGCAATTAGATATGTTTGGTGCAAAAGGAACAACAAGACTACCAGATGTAGTAGAAGAGGAAACGGAAGTAGAGACAGATACGACAGATCAATTAGAATTATTTGTACCGAATCCATTTCAGCAACATAGAACTGTAAAGGGTAAAAAAGTAACTTCCAAAAAATGGCAAAGGTTTGAAGATGCAGTAGAAGAATTTGGGCGTGATATGGAGACTGTATATCCAGAACTTATGAGAGCAATAAAGAATAGCGTTGCAGATACAACTTATCAAAATAAATTAACAGCAGCAAGAGAACGTAAAGAGATTATAGCTGCTGGCGCACAAATAACAGGTCCAGAGGCAACTGTATTAGGACAAGTTCAATTAAAAGGACAATGGCAACAAAAATTACTACCTTTTCTACTGGATGCTGCGAAACGAGGTTCTTTAGAAGACTACATGTGGTTCGACTCTAAAAAAACTGGTGATGCTAGAATTCAGTGGCGTATGTCAGCTATCTCTAATGCGTTAGGCCTTATAGACCCTAAAACAGGAAAAACTTATACACCTAAAGAAGGAAAGAAATTAGTTAACTCAGCGTTAAAAGCATACAGAGAAAAGCAAATAGCTATTGGAGAGGCTGATAATATTAGGGAAACAATAGATACCTTTTTGGAGAGAACAGAAGCTAAACGAAAAGCCGCTATTAAACAGACTGCTGAAGAAGAGACTACTGAAATAGGGATTGAAGAAGAAACTGCAGAAGTAGCGCCACAAGCAGAAGAAGATACTGCCGCAGCACAGGATTTCGCAACTCAGAAAGAGGGTGTACCTTCTGGTGTACGAATACAAGATAGGCCAAGTGATACTGGTGTTGGTGCAGCGCCTGCATTTACTCCTCTTAATGAAAGAGAACTTAGACGGTCTGAACTTGACCCTGGAGCTTCACCAGAGCGATCAATTGAGAAAGCTGTTGCACGACTTAACGACATCATACCGAAACTGAAAAGGGCAGCAACAATAGCAGAAAATAAGGCTAAAGCTAATCCAAAAAGTGCAAAACTGAAAAAAGATGCCGAGCAAAAAAGAAGAAAGGCAGATAAGGCAATACGTGAACGAGAGAGTATTGAGGACTTTAAAGAAGATACTACTAGAGAAATTCGAGATGAATATGAGGGCACCCCAACACCTGAACTTGAAGCAAAGCGAGAGAGAAAACAACAAGAACAAATAAAGAAAGCTCAAGATATTCTTAGTGTAGAAGGTGCTAAAGATGATGTTGCTGGTGAATGGGATGCTATGAAATCAGAAGATATGCCAGATTTCAATTCGTTAAATCCGGAAGATCAATATGAGTGGACTATTATTTTATCTGAAGCTATTCTTGATAATAACTTATTAAGCTTAGAAAGATTACAAAATTCCATGGAGGGGAGAATAAGAAATGAAAAAACCTACAGTAAGTCAAAAGCTAAAGCTAAAGCAGTGGATGAAAAACCAAGTGCCGATACTAAAGGAAAAGAAAAACCTAAAACAGGTAGAAAAAAGGCTACTAAAGAAGTACGGAAACCAAAAATAGTTGAAGCACAAAACTATGCAAGAGAGAAACTAGGTAAGTTCTGGAGAAGAGACAACCCACGATTGCCAAAACTATTAAAAGAAAGGAAGTTTGCTGCTTTCAATAGGTTAGTTGATAAATACGCCAAAGAAGCTGAAGTTACTACATCTAAAATGGATATAGATACAAGCCAGATGGGAGAAGTAACTTTTGATAGTGCAGAAAACGAAGAGAAAAAAGAAACATTAGAAACTATGTTCCGTCGTTTACTTGGTGAAAAAGGATATAGAAAAATACGCAAGAGAGTTTATTTCTTTGCAAATGCAAAAGAAGCAAAAAGAGTAATGGACAAGGAATATAATTACGACCATACAATAGGTCGTGAGTCTGCTTATGTTCAAAAATGGCGCCCTCGTATAGCAGGTCAGCCAGATACAATAGTATTCATTTTAAATAGAGTAGCTTTAGGTAAGGAAGTTTCAACATTCATGCACGAAGTTGGTGGCCATATAGGTTTAGACAATATACTAAATAAAAAAGAGCGAGAAGCACTTCAGAATAAAATAAGGCAATGGCACATAGAAGATAAAGCTAAATATGGAAACGAAGAGTTTTACGATTTATCCCTAAATGAAATTTTAAATGCGTCCGATGGAGTTATTGCTGATAATCCATGGGGACAACTTGCTGACTCTACTGAACATTTAATAGCGAGGTATGCAATCAGGCATGCAATGTCAGAAGGGTATATAGATAAGACAACCGGTGAAGTTCCCGCTGATGTAGCAACTGCAGAAACACTAGCTTTCTTTATTCAAGTTGGAGTTGAAATAGGAGTTAGACCAGATGGTTTATGGTCTTTTAAAGCTGCACCTGAAGCTAATATGGTTTTGCAAAAGTTTAAACAGGCGTTTAAAAAATTTTTAGGGTTTATGAAAGGAGACCGTCTTGATATAACTGCTCACGATATTATGGATATGGCCTATGGCGCTGCTAAGATAGAGCTTGAGACTGGAATTCGTCGCCCAGGTCAAAAAATGGTGCAAGATATTAGAATGGTTACTCAACGGGCTATTACGACTTGGGATGATAAGATTGATGCTTTTGTAGCTCGTAAGTTCCCTAAAAATGAAAGGGGTAAATATATACATACTAGTTACTTAAATAAAGCAGAGTACATAAAATTTCAAAAAGAACAGTGGGCAGCAGAAAAGAAACTTCGTGCTGGTTTAAAAGCTGAAGTTGCGAAGCGACAGAGAGATGCTGCTAGGCATGAGCAAGCCATGCAAGACCCAGATAGTGTCATAACAAATCGCCAAATAGACCCTGAAGAGAAAAAACAAAGCGATAAAGAAGTTAAAGAGTTTAGAGATTGGGTGGGTGATAATTTAGGCACAACAGTGAAAAAGATATGGGATAACCTCGCTAATCTTTTCGTAAATGGAACTAACTATACTAAGTTCTTACATACATTCATAAACCAAGTTAAAAAAATAATGCCTGCTGCTAGAGAATGGCATCGACATATTCTTTTGTCCGAACGAACACGTAGCGAAATTAAAGAAATAGTTGACAAAATAGTTGTCCTTGCTCGTGATATGTCTGAAGCAAGACTGAATAAAGTTAACTTATTCATTGCAAAATCTACTATAGATCAAAAATGGGGATATAACCCTTATGAAGAGGGTGATCCACGACATGAGGAAGTTACCATCGATAAAGAAATGCGAATTGCATTCAATAAGCTAGATAAAGGGCAAAAAGAATTGGTTCAAGATATATTTGCTCATGGAATTGCAATGCGTGCGCGTAAAAAAGAAATTGCTGAACGCATTTTTGGAAAGAGTAATAAGTTTAATCGCGCAAAAGAAGAATTCTTCGGTTCTTCTGGATTAGATGGTCCATATGCACCGCTTAGACGTTTTGGTAGCCATGTAGTTGAACTTAAATCCCAAGAACTATTAGATGCAGAAGCTGCATTTGCAGAAAAAGATAGCGATATCAACCGAGATAAAATGATGGATTTAAAAAGGCAGAAAAAACATTATGAAATTAGTTTTCATGATACAAAAGGTGATGCGCTAGAAAAAGTAGACAAAAACAAAAAGAAATATGCTTATGCAATAGCCTCTGAAAAAACTAAAACTATTACAGAAGGACGAGCAGTTGAACATAGTGTGCTTCAAAAAGTTTTAGCTAGCTTGGGAGCTGTAGACCAGAACGGTAATGCTTTATTAGATCCAGCATCAAGAGAATACAAAGCAGTTGTGGATATGATTAACGATATGTATCTTGATTCTTTAGAAGAGGAAAATGCAAGACGTTCACAAGTAAAACGTGAAGGTTTTGCTGGTTACGAAGGGAATATGGTGCGTTCGTTCATTTCTAATGCAACAGCTGAAGCTAACTTAATCGCTAATATGGAACACGGTAAAGATATTAATACTGCCCTTATTGAAGCGAAAAAAAGTATAAAGCTAGATGCTGATGGAAATTTAAGAGACCAGGAAACTACTGATAAGCTCAGTAAAATTTACAATATGTTAGTTTCTCATTATTCTGCAAACTTAAATAATAAGCCAACACCATTCCAAGATCGTTTAGCAGCGATGAATACCGTATATATGTTGACATCCAGTATTGGCTATCATATAACCAATGCAACACAACCTATGATGGTCACCATTCCAAAACTAGTAGGTGATTTTGGCACTGGTAATTATACTAAAGCCCTAAAGTTATACTATCAAGGGTTAAAAATTGCATCTGATGTAGTAACCTTTAATTGGAAAACGTTTAAGTTCCAAACTAAAATTGATATTAAGAAAGCTCCTAAAAAATACCAAGCGCTACTTAGAGAATTACAACTAAGGCAACTATTAGACGTAGGTATGGAGCAAGACTTAGCTGAATTTAATCGTTCTGATTCCGGATTTGAATTAGTTGATAAAATTACTAGAAAGTCAAGTAGCTTTGCGCATCGTTTGTACCAAGTTGCTCGTATGGTTGAGGCTTACAATCGTATATCTACAGCAACTGCTGCGTTTGAAATGGCTGAGTCTAATAAGTCTAAAGTTGCGAAAATGGGGTACTACGCAAATTCTGCAGAGTATGCAATTAATATGGTTGAAGATACTCAAGGTAATTTCTCTGCAATGGATGCACCGTTAATTCTTAAAAAAGCTCCTAAGATTACCGGACAGTATCGTAAGTATCAAATTATGATGGCATGGGTGTACGCCGATGCTACTAAAAAAGCTTTTGCGGGAGCATCTTTAGAAGAAAAAGCAGCAGGACAAAGAACAATGGGCTTTATGTTAGGACATGCAGCATTATTCTCAGGGGTGACAGGTGTCCCATTTGCAAGTGCTATAGGGTATTTATTTATGGCTATGGGCGAGGGAGAGGAACCTGAAGATTTAGAGCGTTGGATAAAAGAAAACATCGATAATAAAACTTTAGCGACAGCAATTTCTAATGGACTACCTTCTATTTTTGGTATAGATATGTCTACCAAACTAAGTCAAGATATGATTTTCCACCCATTACCATACACCGACTTTTCTACCGAAGATGGTAAAGTGCAAGAAGCGTTCTTCGAGGCTTTTGCTGGTCCGTTTGGAACGACGCTGACTAATTTTTTCCGAGGTTATAATTTTGCGAAAGAGGGTAATGCCTATCGTGCAATGGAATACATGTTGCCTAAAGGCGCTCGTACGGCAATGGAATCATATCGTCTTGGAACAGAAGGGTACTCGTTGAGAAATGGTGATATTATGACTGATGACTTTAGTGTGTGGCAGTTGGCAGTAAATGCCCTAGGTATTCCCGCAACAGATATAAAACACCTAAAGTGGAAAAGAGGTCAACAGTATGAATTAACTAAATGGTTTGAAGATCGTCAGTCTGAAATACGCAAACAATATGTAAAAGCTAAACAAGACCGTAACAACTCTAGAATGAAAGAACTAATGGTGGAATGGAAAACGTTACAGAAGTCTAAGGATAGAGTAAGGCCGTTCTTCCATGATGAACGTAGTGCGCTTAAAAAAACACCTCTGTCAAGTTTACTTACAGCCCCTAGAAAACAGCAGAAACGAGAAGAGAAATACAGAAAACAACTAGGAACGAACTAAGTCGCTCGCCTCGGTACTAGGCCAAAAGTACCATTAAAGACCCGGATTTTTCTTCCTTTTGTCCGGGTCTTTTCTATGAATAGTTACCCACAAAAATGTGGATAACTGGGGGAATAATCCCTAAGATTTGTAAAGAAACCGCGTTAGAACAACGAATTCTACGGTTCTGCTTAATAAATAAGCAATCCACATTTAAAGAACCTCATAAAGTTCATTAACTAGTGTTTCTTTTTTCTTACGCTTGTCTAAATCGATTCCATGCTCGACACCAATTTTTTCAAGTTCGTCTGGTGTTTTTTCCATTAACTTTTCTTTGTTAAGGGACATTGACCAGTAGGGTTTGTGTTTACTAAATTGTCCTATCATAATAACTCCTTTATAATTGAAAGAGCCCGTAACGTGGGCTAGTCGGCGAGTATTATAGGGACTATAGCGCACTACTCGCTGTGCTTGGGGGCTATTCCGTTTCCACTAAATTCTCCAAAGGCGCACTATCACCGAATAACTTGCTGTACTTAAACTCATAACATCTTGACTGTCCACTTGGCACTGTTGAACCAGAGCCAATATAGCACTTGCTACTGGGAGACCCGTCGGCGGCATATATTAAGTATCCCCCCTTGTCGAGTTCTTCCTTCATCGTCGTTGGTGCTACTCCGTGATCCTTACACCAGTCGTTGACTGTCTTAGCAGTTATGTAGACTTTCTTATCCGCTATGCACACTCGACCGACAGCAGGGGCTCTAAGTATTTCCATAGGCGTTTCCTTTGTCTTGGCTCGAGCGTCGTTAAAATGTTTTGTAATGATGAGTCGTCCCGGAAGCGTAGATATGAACTGAGCTATATGTTCGCCAATATCTGTGTTGGTTTCCTTACGGCTTTCACGCATACGTTCCACTTGGTCTACCGCCCATTTCTTCATACCCTTAAGGTCAAATAAAATCAAACCTAGTTTCTCCGCGATTTTGCCAGCAACTAACGCTGTAACAATTGTATCCCTGTAAAAACGCTCTTTGTTATCTTCATTCGACTGAGGGTTAAACTTTCCTCTAGCCGCTGTAATTTGTCTGCGTACCCAATCCTGGTTCTTGATTAGGAACCTAATGAAAGGTCTACAGGCTTCACCATATACATTGTCCATGTGGTTTTCTATAAATGCCTGTGTTATGTCTGGGAAAACATCAGTTCTATAATGTTCTGGAAGTTGTACTTCAAAGAAACGTAGTTGAGTTGCCTCAACTCTATAGCCTGCTGGTAGTTTACTTATACTATCATGCAGGGAGTCATTTGATGTAATGAAACTATTTTTATACCACTGACCACCAACTGTAGCGAACCTACCACTAGAACCAAGGCGTTCTTTGTCCCGTCCATTCGCAAGTGCATAACCTGTTCGTGTTAATTCGTCCGGTAGCCTACCTGAAAACTCGTCTAATAGCATAGGCAATGAACCCATTATAGCAATACGCTTGATTACAGCGTTCAGTGTGGCACCTTGCTCACCCGTTTGGCGTTCCATATATTCTGGGTTTCCATAAAAACCACAAGCAATTTTCGCCGCCGTCGATTTGCCGGTACCGCCGTGCCCGGTGAACGCAAGCGGTAAACCATGCCAATTTGACGAACCCATTAATTCCACAAGGACTGAACCCATTGAATGGCATAACGCAAACTGAAACGGCTCCGCTCCAGGCCTGTTATACAACTTATCTATATTAGAAATCCATTCATCAATAGTACCTGAAGTACCAAAGTCCAGTGCAATGTCAGTTGGTATGTCTGGGTCGCATAGTACTTCTTCCTCATCTTTTAGGGTAATCTTTTTGGTTCCCATAATAAAACCTTTCCTATCTTCTGTCCAACCAAATTGACTATACGTTTTTGTTTCTATCCTCCACGCTTGGAGAGTTTCAATTAAACCTTCTGAAAATTCAGCCATATCGTTCCTCGCTTTTTGTGTTCTTACTAAAAATATCTCGTGTGCGGCTAAAGTCTTAGCCATTAAATCAGTAGACGCTAATTCTGATGTCGGCATAAAGAATTCTCGCCAGTTACCATTCTTCTCTTTCGCTCGCCAGTGTACCACCCACGTACCTTCTCTGTCTTTAATTCTGTTGATGGGGTAGATGAACGACCGACAAAAGGCCCGCCAGCGAACGACGCCGTCGTCATCCTTGATCGACCGAGACAACGCTTTACCATTCCATCTGTAACCCCTGGTAGGCCAGTAAGGGATAGTCTGTCCTTCTACTACTGGTACTGTGCTTTGTGGGACTGAATCATCTGGTTTCGTTTCTTCTGCTACTGACTCAACTTCCTCTTTATGCCCAAGTTGAATAGAAAACTTGCACTTACTTGCCATAGGACAATCTTTCTTACATCCTATAATAGAGTCCATCTCAACGCAAGAAGTCGGGCCAACTACCCAATCGTTAATCTTTGCCTGTGTTTCTGCTCTACTGTACCCCTCGTGTCCTTTACTCCATTCGTGAATAATCTCTTCACCGTTCTCACAGTGTTTAACAACGCCAATCGCTCTGTGCCAATGAGGTTCTGATATGTCACCTTTTTTATCACGGAACTCACGGATAGCGAAACAGTGTTCAGCAATTAAGTTGGCGTCTGCCGTGGGGTAGTCCCCTAACGCCGCTGCGAATGGATTGGGAATTGCCTTGTTTTTAGTTGGTACGGAAATGACTTTATTCGCTTTGATATACTCTTTAAGTCTATTTCTAATAGTTTCCAGAGGGTACTGTTTGCCTTTCTTTATTAGTTGTACCTCTACTGGTGGATTCTTTTTACGGTTGTGTGTGCCGACTGGTCGTAATATTCTAGCGCTATCCATGTCGACGGCTCTATCTGCTTTAACCCCCAGATGAGTCGTGACATTGCGTTTGAGTGCTGATAGTTCTTCCCAAGTTTTCTTGTCTATATCTTGGTCTAATGAGAAGTAACAATGATAGCCCCCGCCTGACGAGGTAATGGTAGGTGTTAGTCTTAGCACTGTTGCAAGCCTAATTATGTCTGCTAGTGCTTCCTTTCTCGTCGTGTATTTTTTAAGGTCGTCCGAGCCCACGTCGAAGTCGTCGTACAACGAACGACAGGAGGAAACATTCTCTTGAGTTCTTATACGTTTCTTGCCTTTATCTTCGTCTAAGTACCAACCATTGAAGGAGTTAACTGCAAAATAAACAGTTTCGCCTTCGTCGTCGAAAGCTACAGCAGCTGTTGCCGCTTCTTCGCTAGTGTTATAACTCTTATACTTAAACCAAGTTCCACCGTTTTTCGTCGGTGTAGCTAATGCTAGTAGTTTGCCCCCCTCGTCTGGCAGTATTAAGTCTAAAAATTGTTGAGTCCCCATTATGTCCCTGTCTAAGTTGGTGAGAGAGGGTTCTTACCTCACAGTCTTGGGCCTCTGACATAGTCGCCTCTCTCATTGAAAAACCGGAGCGTACTCCGGTCTGATTTTAGTCGTCGAAGTCTAAGTTGTCTAAAGCCTCATCGACTTCATCTTCCTTAACTTCTTTAACTTCCTTCTTAACAGGTTTAGGTTTTTTCGCTTTTGCTTTCGTTTCTGCTTTTTCCGTAGGTTTAGTTTCTCCTACTGGCTCAACACTAAGACTGGGTTTTTCAGTTACACCAGTAATTTGGTCTATTAAGTCCCCCTCGTCCACAAGCGTCTCTTCAATTAAAGCTAGTTCATCCTCTTCGACGAAACGAACGGCTTTGAATGTTAGTGCTGGATGTGCCACGTTGTAATCGAAACCAACTTTTGTAACAACATACTGAGGTTCTACACCACGCTTAGCCAATTGAGAACCATATAGCCCTAACGTTTTAAGTGTCGCTGCAGGAACTCTAAGTAGCATAGGGTCGTTAAGCATACCTGCCGCTGACACACATAGGCGCATAGAATCACCACATAATTTACCTTTAGCCCCACTGTCTGTTATGCGTGAACCCCATTGATTGTGAGGGCAAACATTACATTTGTTGGACTGTGGTTCTTCAGCATCAGTTGCTGGTGCCACGCCATTATTAGAATAACAGGTAGGTTTAGCAACACTACCTTCTACAAAACCACTGTCGTAATAGACTTTTGATTTATTAGGATTGACAGATAGTATAACTACCTCTAATGACGCCGCCGGTTCGTCGTCGGTACCTACCTTGGTGACAAGTTGTCGTTCGTCGCCACGCTGGATATGAAATACCTTACCCTTAATTGAAATTACCGGAAAACCACCTACCGCTACTGCCGCAGCAAACAGGTTGCTCGTCTTAGTCTTACCTTTCAGGTGAGCGGGTAGCCCCCCTGACTTTATTTGAACCATGTCGCTCATATTAGTACCTCGCTATTTACGTCTAAAATTAATAACCTGCGTTTCGCCCCAGTCCACACCAGGAGGCAAGTCCTTTGTCTCAGCCTTGAATTGCTCCACTGCCACCTTACTCACTCGGCGCTCTAACATTTCCCAAGCACCTTCTTTCTTGATAAACTCAAGTAAACTATCCCAGTCAGAAACTCTTGCTGACGCTCTTACTGTTCTGTAAGCAGTTCCAATACCTCTGGCAGATACATTATCTATACCACGTTTGTTGAAACGCTTTAGGAATTCAATTTCTATTTTTTCCTGCTTTTCTTTATCATCTACGTCGTCCAGTTGGTAGTCCGCTTTACGTCGGGCTCTACGGTCACGTAGGGCTATGAACAATTTCACCAATGTGGCGTCGTCCATTTCACTCGCTTTTGCCATCTATGCTCTCCTTTTTATTAAGTAACCAATTATTGATATCTTCCTCGTCCCATCTTAGAATCTTTTGGGACACCCTAATGGGTGGGGGGAAGCTACTATCTCGTCTGCGTAGGGCTGGTAGTGCCCCTTTAGTAATGCCTAATTTTTCCGAAACTTGGTTCGGTTTAAGTAATTTCATATGAGTACTATTTCCTTTTAGTTGAGTTCGTATAGATGTAATACTACACTAAATTTAGAGTGGTGTCAAGAAATAACTTCACCTCTGCTCGCTTTTATTTCATCAAGCAACGCACCCTGCATTTTCTGCTTGTTTTTGAGCCTTGAGTAAATCCTTTTTTCGACTTTTGTACCCTCAAGCATGATAACAAAATTGTTCATTTTCTGTCCCGGTCTGTTAATTCTACCGTTGGCTTGTTCAAATATCTCATTAGAGGTAACGCATGAATACCAAATAATGGTACTAGCCGCCGTCAACGTCAAGCCATGGGACATGGCACCCGGCTGAGCGACGATAACTCTCAATCGCTTCCCTTTTTGGAACTCACCGAATATACGGTCACGCTCTGATTTCTTCACTCGCCCATAAATAGTTTCAACCGTGAAGTCCTTACGCAGTTCATCTGCCACCATTTTGACGGAGGATACGTAGGGAACGAACACAATAACTTTACCCTCTGCTGATTCAATGATGGCTCTCGTCTCTTCTATACGGGGGTCAGATGGGATGGTGAACTCTGTACCGTCGTCGGCGTACACTACCCCGCATGCGATTTGTATCAACTTACCCATCTTGACTGCCTCATTGACTGCCGTTATATCTCCGTCGTCCGCTTGAGTCTGTAACTTAATCATCATCTCTTTATAGGCTTTGGCTTGTTCCTTGGTTAAATCAACGAGCCGCGTTTCATACATAATAGGTGGTAAGTCTATACACTCGTCCCTGGTAAATCTCACCGACGGCTGCATGATTTCCTTTACAACTTCCGTCGCTCCGGGCTTAGGAATCCAAGTGAATTGACTCAACTGCCTCATAACCTGCATCTTAAACCTATTGAAATATGGTGGCACTTTCTCTGGCACTAGCATCTTGCATTGCGCCCAAGCATCTGTTGGTGCGTTAGGTGTGGGCGTTCCAGTCATTCCCCAGCACGCACGTTTTTCTTTATGTTTATTCACTACTGTATTAATAGCTTTCCATCTATCTGTACTGGCGTTGCGAGCGCACTGTGCTATTTCATCTACTATAATTAAATCTATGTCTTGTCTTTGTCGCAGTGCTTTCTCTACGATGGACACCCCGTCGTGGTTTATTATGTATATATCTATGTCATGTTGCTTCAACAGTTTCAGTCTTTTCTCTCTAGTGCCGTGAAGTACAGCGCATGTCAAATGAGGAAAATGATTGAATATTTCATCTGCCCAAGTCCTTTCTAGTGTAGATAAAGGTGCTATAATTAATGCTTTGGTTAGTTTACCTAACTGTTTCAGGAAGTCATACGCCCATAGCGACGCTAGTGATTTACCAGTTCCCAGTTCACTTAAATTGAATGCTCTGCTGTTAGTTGTGAGGAACGCCGCTGCGTCTTTCTGTGCTGAGAACGGTTCAAACCTTCCAGGCCAGTCATAATGGTATCTAATGGGTGATGGTGCGTCATGTCCTAAAGCGCGCAAGGCTCTTGTTTCGTCGAGACGATGGGGTACAGCTACGTAATCTGCACCATTCGACTTTACTAGTTTTGCCGTTGGTATTACGTTTAGAACTCGCTCTGGTTCTTTAAGTTTTAGCAGTAACGCTTTTTTCTTTTCCCAAACTAACATCGTCGTTAACCTCGATCAGTTTCTCTAAGTAATGTTGCGCCTTGTATAAATCATCAAGGCCTCCTTTTTTCTTGTGGCGAATTATATATTTAATGATATTGCCCTCGAGGAAGTTGAGCCTATTCGCTAATATAAAATCCCACGGTTGCATTTCAGTCTGGTAATGGTTACCGCTGACCTGCCTATCGTTCGCATCCATTTACTTTCTCCCTTTCTTATATACCTTCGGGTGTTTGCTCCGCCACCCTCTATTTGCTTTTCGGCTAAGCACTGCAGTGTTTGAATCTTTTCCGCTGCCGCCTTTAGCAAGCATTACTTTGTGGTGTACATCTCTACCATCGCCTTTTCTAACCTTGCCAGCTGCAATCGCACGGCGCCTTGCTCGGTTTTGAAGTACCCTTTTGGCTTGTACACTCGGCCTTTTGTTATATGCCGCTTTCGTTCTTAGCGACTTAGCTGATGTCTTTGGCATTTATTACCTCCTTAACTTGTTCAACATCGTCAACTACAATAGCAATACCTAACGCTTTATTAATACCTGCGATTTCTCTATCCTGGTTTGCCGTTGTGTTCTTTATCTTTCCTGGTGGTTTAACTTCAAAAGCCAGAAAATGACCTTTGTAACATACTAATATGTCAGGGCAACCCACTCTACCCATACCGTTTGATACTGGCATATAATACCACGCACCAGTAGTTGCTAGGTACTCCTTAACTTTCTTTTTTACCTTACCTTCTGGTGTCATGCCCACGGCAAATTATTCCTTTTATTATGTAGTAAATAAAACATACATGGTAGCTGATTTTGAATGCTACTCTATACAGTAAATTTTGTTTCTTATACCCCACAGAAGTCACACAGTTTTCTACCCACAGGACACCAGTTTTTACATAACCCTGATGGTTTTGCAGGCCACTTGTCCTCGTTGAACGCTATCTCTAGACGCTCAACTCTAGGTAGGAACTCCTCCCATATTTCACCTAAATCGTCTTTTGAATAGGTTTCCTTGTCAAACTTATAATCCTTTAACCAGATAAACCCACATACCACCTTGTCTATCCACGGATAGTGAGCGAAGGCTAGTGCAGCAAATAATTTCAGTTGGTCTGAATTCGGTTTACGCTTTCCTGTTTTCCAATCGAGTAGGTATGCCTTCTCTGAACTAATTACACCTATATCTATGATGCCTCTGCACCACACATTCTTGGCCATCCATTTCGTCGGTTGAAAGTTGTTGTTTATGGCCAGGCGCTGTTCGACGATACGCTTTCCTTCATAGGTAAAAATCTTGTCTACATACTTAGCGTACTTCTGCAGTTCTTCTGGTAGTGGTTTTTTGTGGTTGGCGTAATTTTCCAAATACTTATGTACTTTGTTACCCCATATGGTTGCTTCGTGTTGCTTTTCGAGTACTTCCTTAGTCACTCTTGTAATTTGGTACCTGCGTGGACATGTCTCAAACGCGCTTAACGCTGAATAACTCCACGGTCTGGTTGGTTTTACCATTAGTTAACTCCTTTTCTCTGTATTTGGGTAAGTACTTATCCATAAAATATGCAAAGGCTTCATCATAAGTAACGCCGTTGCCACTTCGCGCTACTATGTCAGCGTAGTTACTTGCTTCTTCTTCACACTCTTCTCTAAATGTCGGCTTTCCAGTCACAATTCGCTTTCCTATGTTTTCGCCACGCTAGGAATCCACCAAGTCTTAATCCGTAATAGGCTAAGTAGTTAAGCACAAAAAATCCGTTGACGCTGATGTTCACGTCGCGGAAGGTTTCGTCCATTCCTTTTTGGCTGCTCTTGCCAGTCGTGGTGTTTTTGCTCGCATGCAGTAAAGTTTGGTACTTATATCCATAGTCATGTATCAGTCCCCCCATAAGCAACACCCCCATTGGCGAGAGCCAAGACCTAAAGAACTTAGGCACAGACGCACCATCAAACACAAAACCTTTTGGCACGACATAGGTACCACTATTTATAGTGTACTCCCAGTCCTCAATGATTTCCCACTTGCGTGATGTCGCAACCCACATCCATATACCTTTCCAGAAACCGATGCCTTTTGTGGGAATAGGTAAAGGTTTCATGTGAGGCATCTCTTTTGCTTCAAATGTAACTTTGGATTGCTTTTTATCGAATTTGTTAATAATCCACCCCAATATGATAGCAACTGCTATAACACTATAGATTACATACATCATAGTTTATCTCCTTGATTGTTGTTAATACAACAAGTTTACCTTATTATTTGGCATCGCCGTAAGTATCTGCAATGGCACCTTCGCTCCATGTCAAGAGTTCAGGCCACCATGTCGGGGGCGTACGCATTATTTCTTGTACCATGTCGAGCGTCGATTGAGCTTGATCTGCAGGAACTACATAGACGAGTTCGTCATGCACCATAAGGGCCGGTTTCAAGTCAGCGACGCGTCGAATCTCTAGCGCGTTATCAGCAATGACGCACCTCGCCAAGTGTTGAACAATGTTTTCGTCTATTTTTCCTGCATATATCCTAGAAGTATTCCGATGAGTCGTGCCATATATGAATTCAGTTCGACCAGTATCATCATTGATTTCAGTTCGCAAATTGGGATATCTGATAATACCCTTAGGTGTTTGTAACCCTTCTGGAATGGGGTAAATCATACCCCACGGGTCTAACGCACCACCACTAGCACCTTGAATTATTGTTGCCAGTGACTTATGACAAGTCCTCCACCCGATAGTTATTTCGGGATATGCCCTTCGCCATGTGTCGACGATGTCTTTTGACTCGTCCAAGTCTATGTCGACGCCACCCATAAGTTTTGCTACTCGTTGAAATGTCTTTGCCCCTGCTCCGAACCCAAGACCTAAGTGAGCAACCTTGCCCACCTGCCGTTGTTCCTTAGTCACCGATGAGTCGTCAACCTCGTATAGAGTGCTAGCAAAATCCTTGTATAAATCAGCGTTTTCCCTGTCTTGTTTGAATAACTCCATGCTCGATGGCACTTGCCATAAGAAGTGGTTAACCCTTAATTCAATACCCGATAAGTCAGCAACTACTATCTTATGTCCTTTGGGGGCAACTAGTGATTTTCTAAGTGCGTCTGATGGTTTAGGGTATTTCGGGTTTACTCTTGGTAAATTTTGAGGGTTGTACGCCCACCCCGACCAACGCCCTGTGGTGTCAGCACCGTAATACTTTAATGGTATAGGGACTTTTTTTTGAGGGTGCGACTCTGCTGCTGCGAGAAACGCTGTAATGCGTGTCTGCAATATCGTACTCTTAGCGTCTAAACGAGCGTTCGCCACCGTCGCTACTAAGGGATTCTCATGTTCCTGCATAGCGATAAATGCTTCATCTGTCTTTGCCAACGCAGGTATCTCTTTACCAGTTGTAGGCGAAATTTTTTTAGGCACTTCAACATTAATACTCTCTAGAAATTTAGCAAACTTTGGGGTAGACGACAATAATTTTAATATCGCCGATATTCTTTCCTCACCGTCGTCGTCGATTCCCCTGGGCATGCCGACTTTGTCTGCACAGTCTAAAAGAACCTCCTTTTTGCGTATGCCTTCTTCTACCAAAGTGTTATTCAGTAAATCAATATCGCAGTCGAACTGAGGTTCTACCAACGAACGGATAGTCATATCTATTAATATAACCTCGTCCTTTTTGGTCTGTGGTATGAGTCGTGACAGCAACCCATAGCATTGGTCTACATCTTTCTTGTTGTATGTACCCATGTCTGCAATCTCTTGTTCTGTGAAATCACATAAGTGTCTACCTTTAGTTTGAAGTAGTGCGAAGTTATCTTTCTCACCAAGTCCATAATGACTTACCAACTTAGCAAGTGATAGTCCAACATCTTTCGCATGGATAGGTCTTGCCATTGCAAGAGTACAACCCCATAGCATAGGTTTAATATTGAGTCTCCACGATAAAATCATGGAATCGAATCCCGACAGATTGTGTCCGACAACCCAATACTGCGACCAATCAATAGCGTCGCAGTATTCTTTTACATTGTCCTCGCCGAAGATGACTTCCGTTTCCTCGTTGCCGAACTTAAACGCACAACTGATTATCTCCGTGTCGGGGTGCATACAGTATGCGATAGGGGACATCTTTGATAGTGAGTGACCTGTGTCCCAAAAGGTCTCTAAGTCAACGATACATAATTTCACTTAAGTGTCAACCAAGCGACGACGAACGCTACTCCTAATATGAATACGAAAGTTATAATGAAAACCCGAAACTTATCATTTCTTGGTGCTTCAAACTTCTGTACTGGTATCGGAATACCCTTGTTAACTTCCTTTAGTGTAATACCTTGACTTGACGCTCTACGCTTAAGTGGACTCGGTGCTTTCTTTTTTGCTTTAGTCATACATTACTCCTTAACAGATAAAAATCGTTGGCGTCTGTCAGCACCTTCTGTTGACTGAATAAGTCCTGCCTTAGTTAAAGCAAGTACTCCTCTCTTTACAGTCGATTGCGAAATGTCACCGAAGTACGAGTGACCAACCATATCCGTTATAGTAGCGTTACCATTTTGATGTGCTATAAAGCACAGTATGTCAAACTCGGTAGCACTTAAATCGGTAGCAGTGTACTCCTGTGTCCTGTCTTTAGTATCTCGCAACACAGTTATCTTTTGCCACCCTCGTTTTAGTTCATCTGTTTTAATCATAGTATCTCCTTTTATTTTAATATCGGCGATATTTATTCCCCACTAGATGTTATTCTGTGGGCAATCGCTGCTCGTGTTATTGCTTCTAAATCAACCGTAACCTCATCGTCATCATCGTCCTTAAGTGGAAAAACCTTCTTGTGTTTAACGGTTTCCTCTGCAAGTCTTTTGAGGTAATGCTCGGGGACATACATCTCTAACTCAGGCATTTCTTTGATTGCCGTATTAAGAGATGCGTGTTTACCCATGAAAGCAGTAAGTTGTTTTTTAATATCCTCAAACATATCAATCGTTTCACTCCTAAGTTTGTCCTGCTTTTTTACTTCTTCTATCCACTCCCTAATAAGTGGTGTAGACTCTGAATCGTAGATTTTACAATCCCAATCAGAACTATACTTATTGTATACAGGGGGGCATTTAAACTTATCGTCGACAGGTGATTCAACATGGGTAGGTATACCAACCGAAGGCGAAGGGGGATAGAAAGTTACTTGGATTTCATCTTCGTTTTTACACCACTTCTTGGGCATTTTATTTTTCAAGTCGGGTGCGTCTTTCCAAAGAAATTCCTCGATTGCTTTTTTGACCTCGTCGTGTAGGGGTGTACCTATTTCAATCTTGGTACTCGTACACACTTTATCGATTTGATTGTTTTTCATTGAGTCGACTGTGTTTTGTATGTCGTCGACTAGTGTCATAGTTTTTCTTACATAACTCATAATTGCTCTCCTTACTTTATTATATACGAAATAGATAACAATGAACCACTTCTTATTAAATTAATTAGTTCGGCTCGTTTTATCTGCTCTTGTTCTTCTTGTGGTTTGAGATAGTCCTTTACAAACTTCTCCTTGTCTTTGTTACTGAACTCCTGTGGAATGCGTATGTGTTTTATGTCGGCAACTACTTTATCTTCTAGTTCGTTTAACCAACGCTCCTCGCCATACCCAAGTCTGCCCTGTTGCATTTTATATATTGCTGCCACATAGGCGATGGACTCCTCCAATTTGTCGGGTTTAATCATGTTGGTGGGTAAGTCAGAATGCCACCCCCAAATACTTACCGTACTTAGTTCGTGGTGTTCTAAAAATTTCTTAATCCACCACGCAGTTTCATAACCACAGTGTGATACTCCTGTGTCAATTGCTTTACACACAATGTTCTTCATTCGACCAGACCACCTACTGGTATCAAAATCGATTTCAACTCGTGCTTCCTTAGTGGCATAGTTTTTCGCCATACCTACTGCCTCACTAAAATTATCTTGGTGCATTATTTCCTCCTTTCAGAAATTAATATCTGCGATATTATTTAATATATAAAAAATCTACCGTTTCGCATTTGCGTGGTAGTTTGAAACCCTTTTTTGCTACCATCTTAGTATCCATCGAGTCTTTGCTTATTTCAGCAACGATGTCCTCAGCCGATGAGTCGTGCCATTCGGGTTTCGCCTCGTACTTGTATCCTTCCCAGTACCTATGCCTATCTTCCTTTATACGATAGATGGCAGTTATAGCGACTCTTACTTCCTGTAATGTCTTGAGTACTTTTTTCTTGTACTCGTTGTCGGGGGTGTATATACACACCATCGTTAATGGGATAGGTCGTCGCTTTGCCCCTCCCCAATACGCAGTTGCCTGTTTTACATGTTCCCCTAATGAAGGGTGTAGGTTCTTTCGCCAATTACTACCCAGTCTTATTGCAACTTTCTGTTCGTGGTCTATTGCTAGGTGTTGTTGCCCTTTCCAATTCAACCACGCTTTCTTGCAGAGTTCTGTACACTCCTTATCGAGATACAAATCGGGACATTTGCTGTCAGAAGTCGTCACCAACTGTATCCCGAACCTTTCATACATATGTCGGTCGTCGGGGTGGGGGTGTCCTATTACCATCACCTCGCCTGTTTCAAATTCCACTATGTTCCTATTCCATGCGTGGAACGACTTAAACCTGTCCCACGCTCTACCATCATTGTTAAATTCAAATGTTTTCATTATTGCTCTCCTCTATTAAAATTTCGCAAAACCCCTTAGAGTTTCGCACTAAAGTAAATTCGCAAAGTCCATATTCCTTATCATCTTCCTGTACTTGGTATGTAGGACATGCTTTTTGCCACACAGGGAAGTACTTACACCTGTGTTTGTCTTGCAACGGTTTCTCGCTCATAACTCCTCCTTACGGTTCATCATCTTCCCAATCATATTCGCCTATCGGCGTCCTTTTGTCATTACTTCGACCACATGCACAACCAATACTAGGTCTTAGATGTCCATCATCATAAGCACAATCATCACAAACTATTTCTTGGTCGTGGTCTACTTCAAACTCCGACTTCATCTCAATATGATAAGTCTTGAACACTTTGGGTTCTTTGTGGAGTATCCGTTCAGCAGTTAACTTTGCTACTGCTTGTTCCAACTCTGCAATTTTTTCGTCTTTATCCTTGCTCATTATCTTTCTCCCATTCAGCAAGTTTAAGTTTCTGGATTACTAACGAGGCGTCATATTTCGTCATTGGTAAAGTGTGTTCTTGTCCAAGTTTTAGAGACAAATAGTTAATAGTCCATAGTTGTTTAGAAGTCGCAGGTTCTGGTTCTGCGTCCATTTTCTTTAACATATGATTTGTGTACCCAAATTGAATACTTTTCTTAAGTTTTTTCATTACTCCTCCTCTTCAAATGTAATAACTTCCCCGAAAGGGAACTCTTCTCTATCAGTCGTTAACCACACAGTATCAACTGCTGGTTCATCTAACTCGTTTTGGTCGCCCCACCCATCTGTGAAATAGATAAGACACTCTATCTCACCTGCATAGGTGGTTAACCATTTGAACACAGGCACAAACGAAGTACCCCCACCACCTACTGGTTTCAGTACTATGGGTAGGTCGTCGGGTGTGTACTCAACTTCCCCACCTATGTCGTAGTCGCAATACAACACAGTTACCTTCTCGGGTAAACAAGTTTCCAATATCCGATTGATGTGTGCGTTGAAGTACGCTAACTCGTTACTACTCAAACTTCCCGAAGTATCGACGGCAATCACAACCTCACCCATTCGGGGTGTGTAGTCATAACCTGGCAAGTACAAACCCTGTCCGACGAAACGACGATTAGGTCTGTTCCATGAGTAACCATCTTTGACTTTGGAAGTCATATATCTCTCTAACTTCTCATGCCACGGGGTTACTACATTAACCATCTCATCTACTATTCTCTCAATAGACGAGGGTAACTTTCCAGTTTGCTTAGCAACTTTTGCTGATTGTATAGTTTCGATTTTTGCCTGTGCTTCTAGTTGGTGTATTTGAGAATCGTCTAATACTTGACCATTTTCGTCAACTATATCGCCGATATCTTTACCGATACCACCATCACCCATGTCGTCGTCGTTCTCGTCGTAAAGTTCTTCCGACGCATGGTGTCTGCCGTCGTCCATAGTAATGCCACCATCAATGAAGTCACCAACACCTGCATCTATCAGCGTGTCGTTAATGACTTTATCACACGCTACATTCCATGCTTCATGTTTTCGGTGCTTTCGCCTTAGTGCGTGAGATAACATATAGTGCATTGCCTCATGTGCCATCAAGAACATTATCTCTTTAACTGTTAATGGTTCTACCCACGCAGGATTTAATATCATCTGACCTGTTGCCGACATACCTGCCGTTGGCACTCCATCACCATACTTTATAGGTCGCCTAGATACGGCAGTACCAAAAAATGGGTGGTCTAGTATCAGTAACGCTTTCGCCTTACCGACTTTTCTTTCGACCTCTGCTTGGTCGAATACTACTTCTGTATTACTCATCTTGTTCTCCTTTTGAATTAATATCGGCGATATTTGTTCTTGAGGGCATATTTTCTTCGTTGACTCCCGACTCTATGGATAGACAATAATCAACTTCGCCGTAGTAATGTACTTCGACATCACCTGTCTCCTCACCTACCCTTGCTATTTCCATACACAATGATGTGTTACTAAACGCATCTTCCCACACACTCGCTAGGTCATTCCAGTAAGCAATCTCGGGATATGAGTCGTACCACTTGATTTCCTGCCAAGACCACTTCATCATAGTCTGCCCTTTACCATAGTCGTATACATCTCGTTGACCGTTTAACCAATTGCCAATCGGTTCACTCAAAGGGTGATGCTTTATATTTGAGGAGGAAAATCCTTTAGGTAGACCTTTCAGTCGTTCCGTTGCAACGAATGCAGTAACCTCATCTTTGTCACCATAGATAACTATGGTGACTTGACTTCGATAGCCCATACTATACCTCCTTATCCAACATTTTACTAATCAGCACATTTAGATAGTTTTGTGCTAATTCCCGAGAACTCTGATTGCTACGCAATAAAGATTTATTACCCGATAGTGTTGTTCCTATATCAAGCAATTCGTCAATCTTATGTTGGACATCGTCGTCGTCGCTGATGTTAATTTTGTTCATGCGTTCTGCTACTTCAACGAGATTGTCGACTAGCGTATCCCTGAACACCGAACCATCTTTACCTATCGGTACTGACAACTTCTTCAACGCACTTTCCAAAGGTTTCACCATTGACTTAATCACATGATTAGTCGCATTCACTTCAGCATCATCTATCTGCTGTTGCAACGACGCTTTGTCCTCGTCGGATATGCCTACACGAAAATCACCAGTAGTTGGTACTGGCATATATCGTATATCTATTCCAAACCTTGAACGCAACTCGTCGACATCGGGATAGTCCTCAGCATTTGCTAGGTTGGGTTTCCCTTTTGCCTGTGCAATTTTTTCAAGTCGGTCTAAATCTGCCTTGACTTCGTCGTCCCAATGCGTACATAAATCGTCGATAGACCTGTATGCTTCATCAACTAAAGGTCGCAACGCACCTGTGAACTCCATATAGTGTTCTATGTTGAGCATATCCACTCCAGTAGTCCACGGCACAGTATTGTTCTTTACATAGTTATAAACCTCTGTGAACTTGCTTATTGTTTCTTTCACTCGGTTATCCCTACCCTCGAACAGGTGCTTGTTAACATTTCCTGCACCATACTCCTTACTTTCTTCCTTGTCTAACTTGTATGGTGAGTACATATTACGCTTGACACTTATCAAGACTGCCTTCTCATCAAGTCCTTTAACCTTGATAGGACTATTTACATATTCCTTTACTTCGTCTAACTGTTGTTGCAACTCGGTACTGACAACTTCATCTATCACCTCCGATGAGTCGTGAGGTACGCCTTGTCCAGTCGATGGTTCGATTGGCGAAGATACCTCGTAGTCCTCAACTAATATCGGCGATATTTGTTCCTCACTATCAATCGCCTTTTGCATAGCGTCTGCTAATGTTTTATTCATTATTCTTCTCCTTCATAAAGTAACCACCCGTCACACGAGTGGGGAAAATCTGCGTCGGGTATGCAACGCAGTTGGTCTGTGTGTATTGCTTTATCGGGTAGGGGTTGCAAGGTGTTCAACGAACACCCCCCTAGCGACATTACCCATACAATAATGATACTTCCCATTATGAAAACTGCTAAGTATCCTGCTACCATAAGTAACCAGTAAAGTTGTTTATCTATCATAAGTTTTCCTCCTTAAATCTTTGCTGGATTGTAGGGATATCCTTTTCGCTGATAAATTCCCAAAGGATATCGAGAGACCTTGCTTTCTGATAATACTTCTCTCTCTTAGAAGTTAATGAGGTAGTTGACTTTTCTGACTTTTCGTGCATAGTAAAGTCTATCTCTAAGTCCTCCAACCACGATTCGATTTCATTTTTAATAGAATTTTTCAACTCTAGGTCAGTAGGGTTTTCGTGGTCTTTCCAACTTGTATGGTGAGCGTTCCAAAAATCAGAAGAGATATCCTCCTTATTACTGTCTATATCAAATGTCAGTAACAATTCCATATGGTTATCCCCTCGTTTCAACTCACTTATGAAACCTTGAGGTGGGTTTTTGCCGTTGTAACACCTCTTGGAATGAAGTGTGAGATTTAAGCGTTTTCTCTCGCCTGTTAATTTATGCCAACGCTTATTTATCTCTGTATTGACATACCTTTCCCACGCATTTTTTATTTGTTGTTCAGTCCACATATCAATTTCCTCCCATAAATATGTCTTTATTGTGTAATGCCCAGTCGATAAAATCTTTCGTCTGTTGCAGTTTAGGGTGTAATCTCAGGGCGTCTTGTACATACACCATCTGAAACTCTTTCGGCATACGAGAAATATAAATCATATCTCGTGAAAATGCGTCTGGTTCAGTCGACATAGACAACGCCGTTGCTATCGCATACTTAACGGCAGGTTCTTCGGGTATCTCTATCTTGTCGGGTGAAAGTCTGATTGAATCAATGCTCGGCATCTTATTCATTAAGTCTTTCGCTGCTACCCATTCGGCTGCAGCACCTTCACCGACTTTCGCTTGGCATGAGTACATATATAAGTCAGTCGGTAAATCTCTTGGCACTTCCGTAAACAGTTGAGTCCATGCTCGTTGAGTCGGATTAACAGAACGATTAGCGTCAAAGTCATTGAGCAGTTGTGGTCGCAGTCTTATGAACGCTATACCTATCGGGTCGACACCATTAGTCATTGCCCACTCGCACCAGTCGTCAAGTGATGTTTCCATCTCGAACTCGTACATTCTATTAGATAAATGACTAAGCAGTTGTTTCGCACCTGCCCTATCCTCTACCCTGTTACCTGTAACAAGAAAGCGAACTTCATCATCTAACTTGAATGTCGGGGTTGTTCTCTCTAAAAGAAACCCTGCTGCCCAAGTTTGATGGTGTATTGATGATTGAGGTAGTTCCTCTAAGACTATAAGTCCTGCACCAGTACCTTCCCGAAACTGATAGAACATCTCGGTTGGATTGAATTGTGTCTGTCCGTCGGTTACTGATGGTACACCTGTAAAATCTACAACATCGTGGTTGTTGACATGCACGACAAGTATCCTATCTTCCTCGATACCTAACTGTCGCCCTACCTCTATACAGGCGTCTGACTTTCCCATTCCAGGTTTTCCCTTAAAAAATGGAACTGCTTTTGGTGCTTTCTTTAATATAGATGTCGTTGCATCTATCACTTGGTTTATTGATGGCATATGCCCTCCTTTTGTTATGGGTTTGCGTTATTGCCCACCCTCTGGTGAATTAATATCTGCGATATTATTTCTTTTTCTATAAAGTATCACTCCACATCTATCAGAGCAATAGTTCCTGTACCCACCACAATATATTATTGCGTTAAGTTCGTCTGTGGTTAACCATTGAATATCGTCTACTTCTGGTTCTGCCATAGTCTGGTGTTTGCTTGTAGTAGGTGAGTACTTATCGTCATTACCGAACCACATCTCACATTGAAAGTCGTACACATATATCGGGAAGTGTTCCCCATACGAATATACGACATACAAGTCCTGTCCTTCAAAAGAGTTGGGTGGTTCTTTAGCGAACACCGTGTTGGTGCTGTTTTTAAATGGCAGACGATATGTAGTGTATTCACTCATCTGCTTTAGTGTAATCGTATCCATAATTACACCACCATTGGTTCATAATGATGAAACCATAAGGCGATATACACAAGACAGAATGTCATAGTGTAATAACATAAATACTTGGTTGCCTTAATGATTATCATTAGTTCAGTAGGTTGTACCCTTACTGCTTGAATGTTATAACTGTTTCTCACATTACCTCCTTAATATCGCCGATATTTGTTTTTGTCTCAATTTCGGTCATTGCCCTATGAGTCGTGCCGTTGTAATAAGTCGCTTGAATAAGACAATCTAATAATGTCTTAATCCTTTGGTAACAACGAATTAGTTTGTAATAAGACAATAAGACACAAAAAAAGAGAGACGACAAGTCAGCAGTGAAAAATAGTGTTTTTTCATCAAATCTAATACTAACTTTGTTCATCTCTCTATACATTTATTTATATTGTCTTATTGTCTTATTGTCTTAATAGGCACTTGCAACCCCTACTGTTACTGCGTTTTGTAATAAGACAAAGTTGTGTGATATTGTCTTAATCGCTGTCTTAATGTCCGTCATTGCCCGATGAGTCGTGGCATGGTCGTTATCTGCATAAACAATATCGTTTGATATGCTAAAAAATATCGGCGATATTATTTTCTGACCAGAATTAACGACCAGACGCACGAAAACCCCGACCGAAGTCGGGGTTATAAAGGGTGTCAACTTATTACTGTACAACAGGGAAAACAAGTTTTTCACCGAAAGCAAGATACTGCTCTTTCGTGATTGCGAACTCGTCTACAGTTTTTTGCAGGTCGCCATCAGCAGTTGGAACAGGTTTCGCTTTGATAGGTGTAGTAAAGTAAAAGTACTTTTTACTATCAATATCTGCTTGGGTGCATAAACCCTCACCAAGTAGTTTCGTGTTTGCTCGTTTCATACGGAACTGTTCGGTAAGTTTCTCGTCGCTATTAACACCTAAGATATAGCGTTGAGTTGTTGCTTTGTTGATACAGGTCTGACCTCTAGCAACACTTTTCATATCCGACTTTGCAAGGTTCGTTATGAAGTTAAGATACTCATCAGCATGTTTACCTGTAACAATGGACGCTTGTTGTTTTTGCAATTCAACAACAGACTCAGCGTTGTCATTCAAGGCTTTATGATGATTAGTAAATGTAGTTAGTGCTTTCATAAGCATATCTCCATTTGGAAAATAATATCGGCGATATTATTTTATTTATAGGTCTGAATAAGTCCTTATGGACATATCCCCTATACTATAGGTATATGGTCGCATGAAACACGCTAATGAGGTAGGGGTAGGGAACGAGGAAGTGGTCATGACCACCCATGCCTTAGGTAGTCCATTCATCACAACCCCTATTTTTTAGATACATCTCATTTTGAGCCTCTTAAAATCATTGACAAACACCCCCCTATACGTGTACACTTGCGGAAATGAGCAACCCCGTAGATAAACTTACCGATCCCGAGTTCGCGCATAAAGCAATATTATCTCGCGGGCAGCTGCAGATGATAGAGAACGATCCGAAGAAAATGGAGACTCTCGCACGTCTTATGGGGGCGGTCAACTTGGATAATCTATTCCGTCAGATGCAGAACCCCACAATAAATCCAGCAACTAGATTAGAATTTCAAAAAATGCTCAACAAATTAGGAAAACTTGAACCAGACGGCAAAGCAGTTGTCGGGACAGAGGGTTCTCCCCAAGTCGTTATCAATATAACTAGAGCCAAGGATAACGAGGAAGAAGTAGTTATCGACGGTACAAGTACTGCGATAGAGGCATGACCGATTCCCACGAGATTAACTTTGAGGTTATTGCGTCACTGGATGACTTCTTTTATTCTGACAAGTTCATATCGCTTGCTGTTGGTCCAGTAGGATCGACGAAGACGACGGCGGGCATTATGAAAATTCTGCACCACGCTGCCATGATGGCGCCATGTAAAGATGGTATCCGCAGGTCTCGCGCTATCTGGGTACGTAATACTAGAGAGCAGCTTCGCGATACATCTATACCTGACTTTATGAAATGGATACCCGTGGATGTGATGGGTTCATTTTTGAAAACGGAGTACAAGTTCGTCATAGAAGTAGGCGATATAGAGTGCGAGGTCTTATTCAGGGGACTTGATGATGCAAACGACGTCCGTCGTCTATTATCTCTTCAGGCATCCTTCTTCATCTTCGACGAGTTTCGCGAGATTCACCCCGACATTTTCAATGCCGCTCAAGGTCGTCTAGGACGATATCCGGACAAGATGATGAATACTGTAGGATGTAAAACGGACGATGGTGATTCAAATGCACACTTATGGGGGATGACTAACCCTCCCGACCAGGACACGTTCTGGGAAGACATCCTCACGAAGCCGCCGGAGAACTGCCACGTTACTATACAACCGTCGGGGCTAGCCCCGGAAGCAGACTGGACACAGTATCTGCCAGATGACTACTACGATAATTTGGCTCATGGTAAAACAGAGGACTGGATTGATGTGTATATTCATGCGCAGTTCGGCAAGTCACTGTCCGGGCAACCGGTATTTCGTTCGTTTGATAGAACTACTCACACTGCCAAGGAAGGGATAACCCCGATGTTCAGCGATGCTCCGTTATTGATAGGAGTTGATGCTGGACTAACTCCCGCTGCAGTTATAGGGCAACTAGCGTATGATGGTAGGTTGGTAATATATGACGCGCTGATCTCTGACGGCATGGGGGCTCTCAGATTTGTGAGGGAAAAACTTAAGCCTTTATTGACAAATAAGTTCCCAGGAAGAAGATCCCTTGTTATAATTGACCCAGCTGCGTTCCAACGAGTACAAACAGATGAGAGAACTGTAGCAGATATTTATAAAAACGAAGGTTTTACGTTAAAACCTGCGCGGACGAACTCAATTGCTGCTAGAATAGCAGCTGTAGAGAAATTTTTGACTAGGGTAGTTGATGGAAAATATGGCCTTATAATAGACCCCGAATCCGGAAATCAGCTGATAAAAGCTCTTGCTGGTAAGTATCGATACAAAATAAATACTAAAGGGGTCAAAGATGAGAAGCCAGAAAAATCACATCCATGGTCTGACATTGCGGATGCATTTCAGTACATGTGCTTGCATGCTGATGGAGGAGAAGTATTTGGAAGTATGAAAGTTGCTAATAACCGTAGAGAGATTAAACAAGTATCAGCTCAAGGCTGGACATAGGAGATAATTTATGGCTTTACAAATAATTCCCGTAGCAAGCGCATCAAAATTAGAAAAAGAAGCCTTAGCTGCTAACGAAAAAAAGCAACAAGCACCGCTTATCCAAGGGTTGTCTTCTCACGTTCGAAAACGGTGGGAAGTTATGCGCGACCACAAAAGGCAGGATATCGAAGATCGGCTAACTAAAACAGCTCGAGCTCGTAACATGGAGTACTCTCCAAGCAAGCTAGCCGAAATCAAAGCGCAAGGAGGTTCCGAAATATTCATGGGTATTGTCAGTACGAAATGCCGTACAGCCACTGCGTGGTTAAGAGATACTCTACTTGGCACTGGAGAAGACAAGCCTTGGTCCATCTCTGCAACTCCCATTCCAGATGTTCCACCCGATATTATTACTCGGCTACAAAATATAATGCAGCAAAACCTTATGCAGTTCTATGCGCAAGGGGGAGGAGAAGTTGACCCTGCAAATCTGAAACAACTAGCATCCGGTATGAAAGATACTGCTATGCGTGAAATGAAATACGAATCGGAGAAGCGTGTTGATAGGATGGAAAAGAAAATGGAAGACCAACTAATTGAAGGTGGTTTTATTAAGGCTTTATTCGAGTTCACTAACGATATAGCAACTTATCCTTTCGCAGCTCTTAAAGGTCCTGTTCCACGTAAGCGTTTAGTATTGGAATGGGCAGAAGAAGGATTAGCTCCTACAGAAACTGTTCGGGATGAGTGGGAACGTATTGACCCATATAAATTCTATTGGGCTCCTTGGGGAGATGATATACAAAACATGCCTATAATAGAGATACACCATTTAACTAGGGAAGACGTCGAAGCTATGATAGGCGTCGAAGGCTACGACGAGGACGCGGTACGATCGTTGTTATCGGATTTCGGAATAAGCGGTCTTGAATGGTTAGATCGTGATGATTCAGAACTCGAAGATTTAGAAGGCAAGGATTTTGATGATGCTACTTCAGATTTAGTAGCTGCAATACAATTGTGGGATTCAATTCCAGGACATTTATTACTTGAATGGGGACTGAAAGAAAAAGAGATTGATGATCCCCAAAAATCATATCCGTGTGAAGTATGGATGGTAGATAATGTAGTTATTAAAGCTGTATTAAATTATGACCAACTGGGACGGAAGCCATATTACGTTACGTCGTTTGAAAAGGTCCCAGGGAGAATCGACGGCAACGGTGTAGCAGATTTATGTATGGATGCGCAAAGTATGTGTAATGCTGCAGCTCGTTCCCTATCTAATAATATGGGAATTAGTTCGGGCCCGCAAGTAGGAGTGAATGTAAGTCGCTTACCTGCTGGTGAAGATATTACTCAGATGTATCCTTGGAAGATTTGGCAGTTTCAGCAGTCGGAGTACGGAGATGTTTCTCAACCGATAAACTTTTTCCAACCTAATTCAAATGCGCAAGCCCTTATGGCTGTGTTTGATAGATTTATGGATATTGCAGATGAAATCACAGGCATTCCTAAATATATGACGGGACAGCATGTGCCAGGTGCAGGTCGTACATCGTCTGGTTTATCTATGTTAATTTCTAATGCAGGTAAAAGTATTAAGCAGGTAATAGCTAACATCGACCATGATGTGCTAACTCCTATGCTCGAACGACAGTACCAGAGAAATCTGCGTTATAGTAATGATCCGGATTTGATAGGAGATGTACAAATTATTGCAAAAGGTGCGATGTCACTGGTTGTTAAAGAAGCAGAGTCCGTTCGTAAAACTGAATTCCTAAGATTAGTATTAGAAAGTCCTGTGGCGCAGCAGATTGTTGGATTGCCTGGAACGGCTGAACTTATGCGTGACTTGGCTGGAAATCTCAATACTAATATTGACAGGCTTGTGCCGTCGCGTGAGGATATTGAGAAACAGCAACAACAGCAAATGATGATACAACAACAAATGCAGCAGCAGCAAATGGCTGCGGAACAAGCTGCGATGTTGCAGGAAGATGGAACCGAAATGGGTGGTCGACAAGACAATTATATAAGTCCAAAACCAAGCGGAAGATAAATTTGTTGACACAGCTATATATTATTAGGTATTATATGAATAAATGATTAATGTTAATAAACTGAGTTCATCAGAGATAACAGCCTTAAATAGGATAAGAGAACCAGGAATTAACCAAGTATTAAAAGTACTTCAGGATGAACTTGAAAGTACTAAGCAGAAG